AAAAAAAAAACAAAAAAAAAAAAAAAAAAAAAAAAAAAAAAAAAAAAAAAAAAAAAAAAAAAAAAAAAAAAAAAAAAAAAAAAAAAAAAAAAAAAAAAAAAAAAAAAAAAAAAAAAAAAATTCGGAGAAAAAACTGCAAATGAAATCGTGGAATTTCTTACTTCTGAAGAAATTCTGCAACAAATGCATATAGCTATAGAGGACTTTCTAATTGATATGAGAAATATACATTGTTTTGTAGTTCAACCTGCTAATGGATTCGTTGTAAAGACAGCCGACGGCTCATCCAGCGATATAATGCGTATAGGAACAAGAGACGGACTCCGACTTATTATGAATAAATTCAAAGAGGTCTAATGTATACATGTTGGCCACTATCAGAAAAGCCTATTGGTGTTACTATTGGTGAATTACCGTGGCAGAGACAATACTGTAAATGGGATGAATGGTCTGAAGTTGAACCACATCATTGTCATTTCTGCGGTGAATATGTAATTCATGGCTATGAAAGAAACGGTAAGCGACATTATTTGTCAGATTGTCGTCCTGATTTAGTTAAACACGAAATTGGAGAACTGTGCACCTGGCCCTACGAAGATGATTGTTATGCATACCAAAATCCTGAAACTAAAACACAAACAGAGGATCATATTTACTTTAAAGAAGATAGGCCAATGTAATGACTAGACAAAGAATTCATGCTATAGGATTTGCTATCTGTCTAGTAGCACTAATGCTAGGATCATGGATGGGATTCGTACTTGCTAATTAAGGATAATCGTGACAGTACATTGGAATATTAAAATAGAGCCAGCAGTAGAGGAATCAATGAAAAGCATAACCCCAGGATTTTATGATATTGAAGGAGAAGTTACTGAAATTACTCAACTAGATAATGGAAACTTGCAGATAACTTATGAAGTTCACTATGTCCAGGAATCGTGAATTAACTAATGACTCCTTTCTACAATTAGAAAGTCTAGATAATGGTCTGTTTTAGCTGTGGGAGAGGCTTTCATGATGAGTGCTTGGCTATTCTGGACAATGATTGTTGTGATAAATATTATAGTCAGTTGGATAACCACAGTCTTAAGAATGAAAATTCTCCTAAAAAAGAAGTCACTATCTCAGCAGGTCGAAAAAGAGCAGCAGCAAAATATAAGTTAGATCCAGAAGCTAGGTGCGAATGGGCAGGGCTAGCTAATTGTGGTGGAGGTCTGAAGCCGATTGTAGGCTGCATTGTAGGTCTACAGCAAGCTAGACACCACGGACCTATAAAGGATCCAACTCATAATGAAGAAGAAAATATTCATCGTATCTGTTCTTCTTGTCACAATCATTGGCACAGAGCTAACGATGAGATCTATGATGAGAATCTTTACTCAACTTTACCACATAATCCAAAACCAGCAACTCCAGCTGAATTAGTAACTAGAGGTAAATAATGATCAAAAGAGAATTAGGCAAATCAGGATATCAAATAAAAACAAACATCGGGTCTTTAGAACTAACACTACATACAGAAACAATGCACGTAACTCTTAGATTGAGTGACTACAAAGAAACAGATCAGTTTTTAAACGATATTTTAAATTCTATACTATCTACAAATGATCTTCAAGTTATTACCGATGCATTAATGTTCTATCAATACCACTTTAAATTAGATGAAGAAGTAAATAGATTAGTACCTTTCTTTAAAAGGAGCAAAGGCAGTGAGTGAGAGAATTTTGATTGAGCAACACAGTTTTAGACATTCAGATAAGGCAGGAGACCTTTGGGAGTTTACTCACTTTGATTACACAGATCTTCTAGAGTTAGAGCACCTATTAACTCTGTCTGCTGATACTCCTAGTCCTAAGTTTAAGTTATGGATTAAGGATCTGAGACATCTCATTTCTTCTCTTGACAATGCAAGAGCGTCTTGATAGGCTATATGAGCAAGTCGCAGACTATAAGGATAATCATGACAACTATTATCTCTAATACTGAAATCACTAGTTATAATACTTGTAAGCGACAGCATTACTACATGTACGGAATGCAAATAGAGCCACGCGAATATCCTATCCATATCCGCAGAGGTGAAGTAGGCCATTCAGTATTAGAGCAGTACTACCTTTATAGAAAAGCAGGACTGAATCATACTGAGTCATTGCACTTTGCTAATGAAGTTATTCTATTAGAGCTGTCTGAAACTGATCCAGAAGATTATGAAACTATTAATATGCTTGCTGATCTTAGCAAACTAATGGCTCAGTATTTTATTTACTATGAGAATGATCAGTTCAACATCATTTCTGTAGAAAAAATGATCTCAGCTCCACTAATAGAAGATATTGACTTTGGTCTTTATGTAGACTTAATAGTTGAAATTACTACTGGGCCACATCGCGGAGAAATAGTAATCTGGGACCATAAGTTTGTCAATAACTTCAAGTCTAATGATGACCTCAAGCTAGACGGTCAGCAGCCTAAGTACGTCAAAACAGCTCAGCTTAATGGAATTCCTGTTAAGAGATCTATTTTTAATCAGATTCGTTACAGAAAGATGAAAGACCCTAAGCCAGAAGATCTATTTAGGCGTTCTCCTTTAATTAGTTCTAAAAAAGCTATCTCTACTATTTGGAATGAATCAACAACTGCTGCTGTTGAAATAGCAGCTAACACACACCCAATTCGTAGAACTCTTTCCTACAGTGCATGTAAGTTCTGCTTCTTTAAAGATCTTTGTATGACAGAACTTGCAGGTGAGCCTGTAGAAACAATGCTTAAAACTAATTACAAAACTCGACAGCGTCCCTTAAAAGAATGGATGCTTAGTAATAATTAAGATAGGAGTTCACAATGAAGTGGAGATTCTATCTAGGTATTGCTTTGTTTTGTCTCAAGCACCACAAGTCTAAAGCTAAAGGACAAATCAGTCTTCTACAGGAAAATCCCTGGCTACTTAGTGTTATTAATGAAAGATTAACTTCTCAAGCTTGGACCAGATTCCCCTTTAATACTAACTCTGATCCTATAGTAGGTCCCTAGTGCTAACTGATAAAGAACAGCAATTATTATCTCAACTTAATCAAGAGGGTGAACTGGCCACGATGGCAGAACAACCTATTCTCTACAGGGGATTTCTCTATGGTGACTTTGGATCAGGAAAAACAGACTTAGCTGCTCAAATCTGTAAAGTATTAGGAGGTACCAGCTGTCTTATATATGCGGACTCAGCATGGACTACTTTTCTTAAGTATTCTGAAATAGCAAATAACACATTTAAATATCCATTCGGCGGATTTTCTCAAATTAAAACAATACTCAGAGCTAGGGAAGAGGGAGTTGAACCTTACTGTAGGTTCAGAAATCTAGTCTGGGATACTTGTTCAGTTTCATGTGATATTGTATTAAGAAATCTAGTTGAAAAGTTCAAAGGATCTTTTCCTAAAGAACAAGCTCACTTAGGAAAAGCTAAAGATGACCTTGAGGTTTGGCCTCATTATAGACTTTTAGAGAGAGCCTTAATTGAATTAATTACTCAGATTAATAATACAGACCTCAATGTTATATATACAGCCCATCATAGAATACCTAATGAAAATGATCAGAAGAAACAACAATTTGCTATCCGGCCATCTATGCCTGAAGCTGCCTATAAAGTTATAGCTAGAGAAAGCAATTTTATAGGTTATATCTATAAGAACGATTCAGGAGGTCAACGATATATCCAGTTATCCGGAACTAAAACTGAGACAGCTAAGTGTCAAATTCCTGGTATCGAAGAAGCAACTTATCCTGTAGAAGATATCCCGAAAATGATCGCAGAATGGAGAAATAATAATGTCTATTTGGGGTGATACAGACTCTGATGAGGTTCCTGACAATCCTTTCCACGTAGCAGAGAACACCTATAAGTGTATGGTTGTAGAGTGCTACGAGCAAGAGAAAGATGGAGTTAGTAGTCTTATTATTAAGTGGCAAATTGATGAGCCTGATTCTCAATACAATGAACTTCCTGTTACTGAGAAGCATACTCTATTTAAGAAGTCTGTTAGTGACATGACTGCTAAGGAAGTTCAGCGAACCTCATTTACTAAGAAGCGAATCCGAGAAGCTTTTGATTTGACTCCTCATGAAGTGAAGAACTTTACTCCTAAAATGGCTCTTGGGAAGTATGCATTTGTTCATATTGTGAATACTCCTGATAAGAGTGATCCTACAGTAATGTACAATAATGTACGATCAGCATTGTCACCTAGGCTAATGGCTGAACAGAATAGTGATAGTAACACTACTTCAGATCTTCTTGATGTCTAATTAATATAGATTTGCAGGGAATGCAGCTAATAGACTCGACTCTCCTAGGTGACTGGCTAAGAGTCTACAGAGGTCACTGCTGTGCGCCGCCGCACATAAGGGCTGCTAAAATCCGTAGGGGTTAAGCGGATACTTTATTACACTATGACTAGAGAAAGAAAAATAAATGCCAGTAACTGTTAGATTATATAATCAAGATTTAGTTAAGCTCGACAATGGCAACAGTTGGGAGATTGATAATAATGGAAATCTCCATGTTGCTTCAGTTGCAGAAAATCTAGTAGCTTCATATGGGAAAGAGAACTGGGTTTCAGTTACAAAAGAAAAGAAAGAGAGTCTTCATACTCAACTAGAAGAAGCACTTGAGCTCATTAGTTTAGTTGATAATGGTAAGTTCACAAATCAAGATGATGACTGGAGAGAAAGAGCGGGAGTTCTCCTTGACGAGTAAAAAGAGTTATGCTCAAGTTGGATATGAGGCATATGGAGACTCAGTTGAATGGAAGAATTATATGGGAGTTCCTATGCCTCAATGGGAAGTTCTCAGTGACAAAGTTAAAGTAGCTTGGGCAGTAGCAGCTAATGCTATTCTAGATAAGAGTAACAAAGATCAACAAGATGTAGCAGCAGAACATGGTAGCTAATTAAATAATAAAGTGGTCTGGATAGCCAGGTAAGAATAGGAATTAGTACAGTGGGCTAGTTGGCTGTAATTAGTCAGAGCGTGATTCCTATCACCACATCAAGTCCTGTTAGCTCAGTAGGTAGAGCAGCGTCCTTTTAAGTCGCTTGTCATAGGTTCGATTCCTATACAGGACACAGAGTCTCGTACCGAGAGACTCTAAGCCTGTAGAGATTATAAAACCATAGGCAGTGATTTTAATCTCTACAGGTGAGTCCTAGTACTCCAACTGGCAGAGAGAATGGACTTAAAATCCATCAAGTGTGAGTTCGAATCTCACCTAGGACACGAAGGTGGTAGCTAGTTATTTAGCTTGGTAGAATGGACAGATTATTTGGATAGGTGTAGTCTAGATAATTCTTGCAATAACATTCTAGCGGAACCTACACCACTGGTTCCCTGCCTTCAATTTATAATCAATATTTCTGTTAATAGTCTGGAGAAAGTAAGTGGGATCTCAGAAGGCTAAGTTAAAAGAGTTGTATGATCAGTATACAGTAGATCCTGTATTTGATCATTTAAGGGCAGAAGATATTAATTTTGTACCAGGGGCAGGAGTTTTAAAACCAAAAGTAATGCTTATTGGAGAAGCTCCAGGAAAGATTGAAAACGCTAAAACTATACCATTCGTGGGACCGGCTGGTAAAGAGCTCAAGATTATTCTAGAAGAAGTTCATATAGATTCAGACAATGATGTCTTCTTTACTAATGTAGTTAAATATTGGCCACGGACTAAGGAACGGCGAACCAGGCCCCCTGTAGAGAAAGAAGTTCAAGCTAGTAGAAAGTATTTATTAGAAGAAATAGAATTAGTGAATCCAATTTTTATAGGACTTTGTGGTCGAATCTCTATTCAAGCAATATTTCCTAATGTTGAGAGTGTCCGTAGCCAACATGGCAAATTACTACATGGCAGATTTGTTCCTCTATATCATCCAGCAGTAGTCCTCTATAAACCAGAAAAGAAAGAAGAAGTACTAATAGGCTATAGAGTTCTTCGTAGTCTATTAGATTCACAAAAGCCTAATACTTCTATAGTTATTCCGGAGCAACTAATAAATGACTAAGCAACTTAGAATTACTAGAATTGTTACTAATGTTAGTACAATTGAATTTACTGACGAGTATTATCCTGGCTTGACTATCGAACAGGCTACTGAAATTGAAAGAGAAGGAGAAGATAATTGGGAAGAGGGATTTTTTGATAGCGATGACATTGAAGTTAAAACTTTTGTAGAGATTGTAGATAATAATGAATGATCCAGTACCATCTGATTCATTTAAGCAAGAATTAACTAGTCTATTAAATAAGCATTCAAAAGATACAGAATGCAATACAGCAGATTTTATTCTTGCTGAATTTTTAACGATGAGCTTGACTGCTTTTGCTTATAATACTAATTATCGAGACAGAATAAAGACAACTTTTAGTTAAACTTAGAACTCTCCCTCGTAGCTCAATGGATAGAGCAAAGGATTTCTACTCCTTAGGTTGCAGGTTCGAGTCCTGTCGAGGGAGCATGGACATAGAGAATATATCTATATATGGAGATCAAGTAGGAGATATTATATTAAATTGTGATATTTGTCACTGTGATCTTACTGATAATAAAATACCTGCAACACTACAAGAAGTAGTTGATATTGCTAATAAGCACCAATGTGATTTAAAATTAGTTCAGCCTGAAATAAGAAATGAAATGATGGCTTTATCTAAATTGTCATCTTGGCAACTAACTTCACAACGCGATATTCGTTATGTGGAGGGAACATGATAAATAAAAACGAATCACCAGCTATAGTTGATATATTAGATTCTATAGGTAAAGCTATAATTGAACTTGATAATTTTGACATGTTATTTGGAGACAGACTGTATAGATTATCAGATAATCCTACAAATAAAGAATTACCAAGAGAAATATTAGACAAAGTTAGAAGTATTCTTGTTAAATATAGAGGATCAATGGAAGTAAATAAGTGAGTAAACATGAAAAGAAAGATACAGGACATAGCAGAAGAAAAGATGACAATAAGGATGCTGAAGGAACTACAAGATCACCTCATATCCAGAAAGCATTAGATGCTGGAAGACTAAAGGCCCCGCCTCCAGATGATATGGATAAGAAAGATGAATGATTTATTAACTAATCTTCCTAGATGTGGTGTTCCTATATCTTCTACAAAATCATGTGACCTGATGGCACATTTTGCAGACTACAGAATATGTGTAGAGTTAGATATAATGGGAGGAACAGTAGTTATAACTTTTGAACACACAGTTTGTGGATATATAGAAGAACTAGATAAGACAATAATAAATTATCCAATTAAATATCTTATGGTTAAAGCTACTGAGCACCATATGGAAAAACATAGTAATGAGAAAATGTGAAATATACTATATCCTTTAACGATAATCATCCTACTATGACAGTTCCTGATAAGAAAATTATAGGTGTAGTTATAAGAGATGAAGGAATAGCTCTCTCAAAGTCAGCCCATAATTGGATACTCATACCATGGAATAGAATTAAATATTTGGAAGTAATAGATGAAGAATCTAGATAGTTATAATGAAGATGCTGAAGGAACAATAAGACTTCCAGATGTACAACAAGCATTAGATGCTGGAGAATTAGACGCTCCTACAGCTGATGAACCGAGAGGTAGTTGGAAAGAAGATGAGTGATCTAGGAACTAGACAATTAGAATCTAACTTTTCTGAATCACTAGAAATCTTGAATACAGTAGCAGAGCTTATTAAAGAACATAGAGAATTATTATGGGATTTACATTCTCGTACATCTGCAATAATTAGAGAAGTTGATAAATTTCTATCTAATTTTTCTGAAATAGTTGAGTAATGGATTCAGTCCAAGTTATCAGGACTGATGACCAACTAGATGAATTCTTTGAGTTCATCTTTAATCAACAACGGGGCTATGTCTACAGCCCTACTAAACATCCTGTAACCCACGACTTCGAGCAGTATTTCTTTAAATGGCCCGAAGAGAAACAGGAATTAATAAATCATACACGGCGATTCTCTCTTACTCATGAAGTCTACTATTCGCCTTCAATCTATAATCAAAAGGATTCTAAGAAAGAATCATTCAAGGGAACTTACTTTGTATGGGCCGAATTTGATGGTAAGATTCCAGATAGCTTAGATATCCCCGAACCATCAATTAAAATACAATCTTCTACAGAAGAACATGAACACTGGTACTGGAGATTAGAGCATTTTATTACAGATAAAAAAATAGCTGAAGATATCTCACAGAGACTTACTTATCACTTACAAGCAGACTTATCAGGATGGGATTGCAACCAAGTACTCAGGCCACCAGGTACTATTCATCATGAATCAAGCAAACAGACGGCTATTCTTCGATGGGACTCACGGCCTATAAAGATAGAAGAATTCATAGGTCTGCCTGATCTTCCTATAAAACTCTTAGGTGAGTCTGATATTGGATTTGTCCCCAATCCTTTAGATGTAGTAGCTAAATATCCCTGGCCTGTCGAAGCGATTGAGTTATTTAAAGTAAAAGATATTGAACCAGGTTATATATCCGGTACTGGCAAAGGCCGTTCTGCTGCTTTAACAAAGATGGGACATTTCTGTATTGAGATGGGAATGTCCAATGCTGAGACATTAGCTATTCTACAGCACAAAGATGGGCACTGGAAGAAATATCTTCACAGACGTAATCAAAAAGAACGACTTCTAGGAATTATTAATTATTGTAGAGCAAAGCACCCTATTGATCCTGTAGAAGAAGAAATTAAATCTCCTCTTAGAGTTTATACTTATAAAGAATTTATGGACACACCAATTGAAATTGATTGGGTAATTAAGAATTTTATTCATAGAAAAGGATTAGTAGTCCTGTTTGGTCCTACAGGTGTAGGTAAATCACAAGCTACTTTGCGATTTGGAGAAGCTTTAGCTAAGGGATCTAAGTTCCTCAAATGGCCTATAGAACGACCAATGAAGACAATATTCATTTCAATGGAGATGCATGCAGAAGAATTACAGTTTGTTCTTGAGACTATGAATTTAACTCATAGCCAATCATTAGATGAAAATATGCTACTTATGCCATTGGGGGCAAGTATCAAGTTAAATACTAAGATAGCTCAAGAACATCTTAATAGAGTTATTGAAGAATACCAGCCTGACGGTATTCTATTTGATAGTTTAGGAATAGCAATAGGTGAAAATCTAAGTAATGATGAGACAGCATTTAAAGTTCTAGACTATATTAATTCTAAAATTCGCCGAGAGTATGGATGTTTTGCCTGGTTTATCCATCATCCTCGGAAAGAACAAATAGGTAATAAGAAGCCTAATCGAATAGATGATATGCAGGGATCTGGTTATTATGCTAATGAAACCACAAATACTTTTACCCTCTGGCCTAATGGACCTTTAATTGATGTTGACTGTTTAAAAATGCGACTAGCTCCGAAGTTCGAATCATTTAAAATCAGACGAACTTCTCAGTTAGATTTTGAAGTAATGGAAGGCATCACAAATATTAATAAAGATCAGCCAATATTTGAAAATCCTTCAGGAGAAATAGGAGAAGCTATATGAAACTGTTACATAAATTTTATGCTTCTATATTTAGATACTTCTGGTTACCGTGTCCTTCCTGTAAACAGTATTTTGGAGGACATCAGGCTTATAAGACAAATCATATTAATTATATACCAAAAAATAATAGTGGGTTTGAGTCAAGTCTTATATGTCCTAGATGCACAAATAAAGGAGTAGGATGTGCTACTTCTTTTGCTAAAAGAGGAGAACGTCATGATAACTGTGAGTATTTAGATGTCCTCCCCAACTAATGAGAGTTTTCAGAAACATTTACAGCTAATAAGAGAGTCACCATACCTTACTATAGATACTGAAGGTACTCTTACTCACCCTCATAGTGAAACATGGGGCTTATCAGCCAGTGTCTTTGGTCAGTCTGCTTATTACCCCTTTAATCATGGCTATGGTCAAAATTACCCTAGAGAAATGCTCTCTTCTCTTAAAGAAGTAATCGAGAATCATCCTTGTCTGGTTATGCACCATGCTAAACACGACTTAAGAGCTTTACATAATCTAAATATCAATCCTACAGGAAAGTTTTACTGTACTCTACAGATGGCTCATATTACAGATGAGAATAGATTCAGTAAAGAATTGTCTGCCTTGAGTACTTCCTATGGGGGACAACCTAAGCAGATGCCAGATGTAATGAAAGCTATTATTGATGGCTTTGGTTATCACATGGTACCTGTAGAATACTGGATGGACTATGCCAGTAATGACGCACTAATAACTGAAGAACTTTTCTATCCTCTTCTACAGGAATTTAAAGATCAAGGATTTGATGGAGAATTATGGGATTGGGATCAGCGTTTTACTAGAATGCTTATGGAGATTGAGAACACAGGTAATCTTATTGACGAAAATCTTTGTACTCAAGAATATGAACGTGGCATTAAGATAATGCGAGAATTAGAAAATGAGTTAGGCTTTAATCCTGGATCTCCTAAGCAACTTAAACATTTTCTCATTGATGAATTAGGCTTACCAGTTCTCAAGGAAAGTAACAAAACAGGTAATCCCTCTTTTGCTAAAGAAATTATGCAGCGTTATGAAGAGATGCTCGAAGCTAGAGGAGATAAGAGAGCTAAGCAAGTTCTTACCTACAGGGGATGGAGTAAGACTACAGGCTCTAATTATAAACCATACTTAGAACGTAGAAGCCCTGTAGATAATAGACTTAGAACTGACTATCGACAGGATAAAGCTAGAACTGGTAGACTTACAGCTTCACTGCTACATCAAATTCCACGAATGTCAAGCAAAGATTGGAATGGAAAACTCAAGCAAGCTTTTATTGATGAGCCTGAGAGAACTGACTGGGAAGTAGACTATTCTCAGCTTGAACTTAGATTAGGTGCCCTCTATGCTAATGAGCAAAGTCTACTAGATATTTTTAATGATCCAGCAAATAGAGACATCTTCTCTGAGATGGCTAAGTCTCTAGGTATGGAGAGAGATCCTCTTAAGACTCTTAATTATACTCTACAGTTTGGTGGAGGAGTCAATCGAGTTTCTGAAGTATTTAATGTAAGTCAGACTTATGCAAGAGGTATTATTAGTGATTATTTTAGGCAATTTCCAGGATTAGCTAAGGCTGCTCGATATGCTGAGTTTAAGGCAGCTCAAAATGGATTTGTTAGATACTGGACAGGCCGTAGACGACACTTCAAATATAAGGATGAATACAGAAAGGCATTCAATGCTTTATGTCAAGGAGGTGCATTCGAAATTGTTAAGAGGCAGGGAGTTCGAGTACATGAAGCAGGACTAAATAATCCAGAATGTAAAATGGATCTTACAGTTCATGATAGCTATAGATTCTCTATTGAAAACGGTAGAGAACATATTTACTTACCAGAAATAGTAGCAATAATGGAGGACGTAGCTTCATTAGCTCCTGATAAGCTAGGAAAAGTCAGATTTAAAGTTGAAGTAAAAAAATGGGCAACCAATAACAAATGGAACAATAATGGTGGCTAAGCATAAATCTGTCGAAGATGCATACAAACTTCTTAGAATTTATTTTGGTAAGTTAGGTAATTATATAGAATACCATAAACCATATCCAGGTTTAACTAATGATGAAGTTAATATATTATTAGACGAAACCCAAAGATGGCTAGAAGAACATAAAGAATATAATATTAGAGAGTGTCATGGCTGTGATCGTAATGCTGAGTTTGCTACAAGACTAGTATTTAAGGATGCAACTAAACGCTCAGGACCTGGACCTGGACCTGATTCATGTAGAGAGCATCTAGGAACAATATGTAGTACTCTTATGAGTGAATCTCTTCTAATAGAGATAGCAGAAATCGAATCTCCAGAGAAAGAAAGATCTAATGATCATTCAAGGTGAAATGGGAATTATTAATCAAAATCGATATAGTGAAATTAAGCACGCCTCATTTGATCCTGGAGATATAGTAAAACCTTCTACAGGAGTAACTCTATGGAATAAAGAAGGAGAAGTAATTCAAACTAATGAATTAGATATCAAAAATCTTAATCTATTATTGGATTGGTTAGAGAGTAATTGTAACTTAGAATGTATTATTGCAGAAGAGTTTAGACTTTATCAACATAAAGCTTTACAGCAATCAGGATCTACTCTTCCAGCAGTTCAGATAATTGGAATGCTTAAACGATCTGCCTATAAAATGCAAAATGAATTAATTGAAATACGGGCTGACTGTAAGGGTATTGCCGCAGCATGGTCTCAAACTAAAATGCCTTCTGGGCATTTACCAAATTGGATGGCTAGTTATCTAGTAGGCTACTATCACTTACATAAAATAGGAATTATTCCAGCAAAGGTATTAGAAGTATGAATAAGGAAGAAGTTTTAATCAAGTTCATTAAACTTCTCAGGGAGATAGGGTTAAGTAAAAATGACTTTCCAGAATTTTATATTGTACAAATAGTTTGGAAATTTGATGATTTAGTTACTAATATAAAGGAAGATCTCAAAATAAATAAGGGATTTGACTATTATCAAATTGATAATTATTTTCGCAGCCTGGTTGATAAGGTATATCAAGATGACAGCAAAATTGACTGAAGAACAACACATAAAACTAAGTAGGATGCTAGCAAATAAAATCCCAAGAAAAGTTATAGCTAAGCAACTATATTTATCAATACAAGGACTACAATCAAGAATTTATATATTATACAGATATCTAGGCGTTGATGATTTAAAACATGCTCTATTGAGAGCAAAGAGACTTGGATGGCTTAATGATAACTCTGAGAATTCCAATCATTCAACTTCATGAATATGCAATCAAACCTAAATATGCTAATCCAGGAGATGCAGGTTTAGATCTACACGCTATTGAGAATACTCTACTCTATGTTTCAAATAGTAAATTAATCTCTACAGGAATTAGTGTTGCTATTCCAAACGGATACTTTGGATTAATTAGACCAAGATCAGGTTTAGCTAAAAGTAACAATATCACACTATGTAGCTCTGGGGTTATTGATTCAGGTTACAGAGGTGAGATATTTGTCCAGCTCATTAATCATGGACCAGTACCATATGAAATTAAACAAGGGGACCGAATTGCGCAGCTACTTGTCCTACCAGTTGTACAGGTTGAGTGGGATGATTATATCGACGAGTTACCAGAAAGTGATAGAGGTGATAAAGGTCATGGAAGCTCAGGAAAATAGATCCAGAGATTCCTTAAGATTTTGAATTAGATATTTTATTACGCTGTCCTGATTGTTTTAGAATGATAAAGGAGACTGATCCTCATGCTTGCAAAGATTGGCCCTTCAACAACCTTTATGCAGAAGAGAGGAAGAATACCAGAAACACTAATAGAAATAGAGCCAAGCACAGTAACGATAAAATTAGCTAAGATTGTAATAGCTAGATACTGCAAAAGTATAGAAGAGTATATTGAGTTATGTAGTATATTAGGATTAGAACATGATATGTAAATAGTGCCAATTAGCAGCAGATACTGAAACTCCAGATAATCATAGTTTTTGTATTAATAATGAGTCAGACACTAATACGTGGTGCGACTGTCAACATAAACCTGTAGGAACTAATGGCAAACAAACAGAAGATCAAAGAAAAAGTACTAGCTGAAGCAGCAGAAGCTTTTGGTATCTCTGTAGAAATTTCTACAGAAGAGACTAAATTTGATATAATTCATGAAGCTGATAGTGTAATGATCTACTTTGACCTATTAGGAAAAGGTTTTACTAAAGCTGAGTGTCTGTACTGTCATGGCATCTTTGCATTCTCTTATACATCTGATAGTATTAAATGCTGTTCTGTACCTTGTATGGCAGGACGACTGCGCTCCATGGGCCTGAAATGGGATCCAGATGCCCCTCTGGAGCGTCGATGGGCTCGATATGCACCTGCCATCGTCCCACCAGAGGCATTGAAGATTTTAGACGAAAAAATAGCTCTACAGGCTCAAAGTAATGGAAACTCTAAACCTGTAGAGGTTGATGACTTATTAGATTTTATTAGACGGATCTAAGAACATTTCTTACAGCAGTTTCAACATCTTGTAAAGTAAGAGCTTCTACAGGAAGGCCAGAAATAATACCTGAAACAATAGTTTCGATTTGCTCAGGAGTAATAACTACATTCTGAGCAATCTCTCCGGCGTTAATAGATCTAGCAGCATCAGCTAAGCTTTTGCCACCTCTTAAGTCTACATCTAAAATAGCAACAGCAATAGCCCTAATTTCATCCGGGGTCACAATAGTATCCTTATCTATGCCAGGCCAGTAATCAGCAACGACTGATAAATCAAAGTGTCCGCCACTAAATGTAGAATTTGCATACTGCTTAGCAATAGCTCCTACAGGAATAATAGCTATATTATCATAACGAGCTACCCAATAGTGAGGCTCAGATATTCCTCTATTCTTAAATGCTTGTATAACATAAGGCCAACCATTAAGTTGATTACAGTAAATTGAAGGGTCAATTCCTACAGCACGGCGATGTATAACCCAATCAACTGATTCTTCAGGAGTAGCATCTCCACGCTCTACATCTAAAACTTCTCCATCATTAATATAAGCCTGAGTAGCAATATGGACATGCACTGCATTAGGGAATCTAGCCCAGTCTGCTGCATTCCACTTATATGTTCCACTAATATAGCCGGCTACCATTTGTACATTAGATGGGATATCCTTAGCAGTTACTGAATCGTACATTTTCCTTGTCATTAATTAACCTGATTCCTAGCTTGAAAAACTCCCCAGACTGTCACGCCTTGCTCAATAAGAACAGCAATAACTGTACCAATCTCTGATGCATTAAAAATATCATCAGCATAAGCAGCAGTCAGAACACTAACAATAGCTCCTACAGCAGCTACAATAGCTTTTGCATACTTAGACATTATTACTCCTTAATTACAAGCTAACTTAGGTGATTCAGGGATAGAATTATTTTTTAATAATTCCTTATATTTATCTGAAGCTACTGTATATTCTCGGAGACCTTTAATAAGCCCTTCACGATCAGCAGCAGATGCAGCCCTTAATAAGATATCTAATTTTTCATTCTTATCTGCTAATGCATCAGTTAATACTACACCTCTATTTACACTAACATCTGCCCATTCATTAATACATCTAACTGTTCTATCAGTTTTATTATTTATTTGTTCAACTCTATAAAAACCCGGACCTGCTACTAGGATTATTAATACTAAAGATAGTAACCACGGATGCTCCCTAAGAAATTTCACCGCACTATCTCCACCAATATTGAAATATATAATGCAGTAATAATCCATACTGTAGTAAATGGATATTTATCAATCAACATTTGAACCATTATTTTGCCTCTTCTGTGCTAAACGTTTCTGCTCATCAATCTTCATTACTATCGGAGATAATATTAAAGAAGCCAGAAAAGTCAGTACAGCAGGTCTAGCCCCTCCCCACACTATTTCATAGATTCCTAAACCCAAAGCTACAAAAATAATAAATGCATCCCTGGTTAAATACGGTCTTTTCCACACTTATTCACCTGCTAACAATATTGAATCAGTACCAATTATGAGACAAATGGAAGGCTAATGCTCTAGAAGGTGATCCATATCTAGCTTTTATATATCGAGCCATAGCCTCTACTTGTTGTGCTGGATCACTAGTTTTAGGAATTCCATACCCTCCCCAAGTTGAATCTAAGAATTGTCCAATTCCATAGGCTGTAGAAGTTGGATTTTGTGCATTATTATTCCATCCAGACTCCTTCATACCTAACTGATACCATGCAGCTAATTCTCCAGGAGAATTCCATCCATAGTTACCCGCAATACTCTGCGCATACTGAAAGTTTTGTTTAGGATTAGAAGGAAGTGAAGCAGATCCAGCTTTACCATAATTTCCACCTCCAGCACTAGTAGGGGCAGCTTGGCCTATAGAATTACCAATAGCCTGACTAGCTTTCAGTCTAGCTAATGCTGCCTGAGCTTGAGCAGCAGCTAACTGTTCTTTACCTACTTGACCTATAGATTGAAGCATACTATAAAAACTAGTAAAGTTACTAGGATCTGCAACAGACGGATCAATATTTTTTACTCGTGAGCCAGGTTGAAGCTGTGGAGGAGCAGATTTTTCTTTTATTTTCTGTAATTGCTGAGTGATAAAATCCTCACTAGACATTTGCTGAGGTAACCCACCAGACTGAGATACCTGTTGCTGATCTTGAGAATAGAACTCAGGCTGTAGTAAATTACGGCGACGTTGAGGAGCTATAATAGGCTGACTCTGAGCAAATTGTAAAATGGGATGAAGTATACTCATTAGGTCACCCCTTTAAGGTACTCAAGAAAACTTTGCCGTCCTGCTTGTCTTTGTACTCTTCTAGGAATATTTCTTTCAAATCTAGCTTGCTTTACATAAGGTCCAGTACCCTTAATCCCAGCTCCAGTTAACCAGTTAATAAAAGCTTCTGTAGCCTGGCTACCTTTAGCAGCCTTCTTAGTTTCGGTACCAAATGGAGTAACTCCTGAGATCCCCTGAATCATATTCCAGATAGGGATTTGAGAGCCTATATACTCCCGCATGGCCCCTGGTCTAGCCTCAATACCACTAATAGGCTCTCCAGTAAATAGATTCTGCCCTGTAGAAAGAGCTAATGGAATCTGAGCAGCAGGAGTTAGCCCACTTAGAAGTGTTTTACCAGGCTGCTGAACCTGTGATATAAGTTGAGATAGAGGATTTAGTCCTTGTCCGGCCATAACATAACCAGGAGGCTCTTGATTAGAGAACTTTCCTAGCACTCCATCAGGAAGAGAGACAGGCCCCACTCCCTCAGATCTAAGCCAAGCAGGGAACATCTGATCTACAGGAAATGGATCTGTACGACTTGGCGTCTCTATTCCTTGAGACTCTTGTACAGCTTGATAAACTTTAGAAGGTATCACAGCTCTTCCAGGATTCATTACTAAACCCTCAAGAAGTAACGGTGTGCTCTTTCTTAACCAGCTATAGAAAGGAATGATTCTTCGTAAGAATTTTCTCTCAAATGTAGTTAAATCCAGACCTGTAGGATGCCATTTTCTAGCTCTTCGAGAAGCTTTCTCAAATATATCCTCTAAATTATTACCCCTACTCTTCATAACTTTATCAATAAAGTGAGCTAATCTAGAATTATGACTAATCAATTCAGATGCACTACGAGCTACTTGCTGTACTCTACCACCAAATGGTTTAAATCTACCTGTCTCACCTAAATCAATAATATCTTCAATAGTTCTAGCATGTTCCAACAAGCCTTTTTGATGAGCAACTGCTGCTATTTGTTTAGCAGTAAATGGCATACCACTCTTATTTCTAAATATAGTTTCACCTGGTTTGGGGGTACTAAACTTTCTACTTGTTACACCAAGTTCTACTAATGTATCCACATCAGAAAGAGTGGGATACATTCCTTTTAGGACACGCTGAACTCTAGCAGCTAGTACGTATGGACGAATAGAATTCACACCATCCATCCATCCTAAGTAAGCATCTCCAATTAAGTTACGAATATGATGTCCTGGTCTATAGATAGTAACTCCAGATTTCCACATTGATAATAATCTATCATAATGCCTCATTAGAGGATCACTCATATGTACAGGATTAGTCCAGTCTTTTGCTACACGAGGTATTTGTTTAGCAACGTCTTCTGGAAAATAATAGCCTTCTAAATACGGGTGTCCTTCTATCTTAGTACTAAATCCATGACCAGAGACTTTGGCACCAAATCGTTCTCCTAATTCATCAAATAAAGCTTTCTCACGAGTAGACTGCTCCATAGCTTGTTGTAATTTAAATAAGAACATCTCAGGATCTTCTGAAATCTCAGCTGTTTTCCAACTATTAAGCCAGTCTGTACCTTTAGAATAATCTACAATCTCACCAGTAATAGATTTAACTTTACCATTAGTAAATGTAAATCCGACTTTATAGTTTTTCATCCACTTATTAAGCATTTTCATAATAACAGCTGATCTCAGAATTACTGATGTACCACTAACTTGACCAACAAGATTATCCATCATTTTACTAATTTGATCAGCAAGATGTGCTGTTTCAGGAGAAGTCGGCAATCTCAACCCTTGAGCAACAGCTAATGCCTCGTGTCGCTGAGTAGTATCAAACCCTTTGAATAGTCTATTCAGAGCTTTTCCTCTAGCTGCCGCTGTAGCCATTGCAGCACCGATAGCATTTAAGGTAAAAGGTCTTAAGTCTTTCTGTCCCCACCAAGTAGCAATTCTTGCCATTAAAAATTCAATAGCCTTATTATTGTTTACAGACCATGCTGGAAGTTTCCCTAAATCCTTCTCTAAACTTTTAGTAACTACTTCATTTAGCTCAGTTACTTTGCCTCTACCTTTAGATACAATTTCATCAATAATTTTAGACTTAGCCTCTATAGCAACTAGAGCAGCAGACTTACCAGAAGTAACTACATAGTCAATTAACTTACCAGCAGAAGTTATTGCAGCAGGACTCATTTCTTCAGCACTAGCAGTCTTCTTAGATAAATACTTTAGAAAATCATTAAATTTCTTCTCCCCAACATCTGATAAAGTGTTACTTGCTTCTACAGCGGCCTTTGTTTCAGCAGTCTTATCAACTATAAATTTAACTGACTTACTTTCATCTATAGCACCAGCAGCTCTTATCCCTTGTATAGCATCCCAGATAGGACTTTTCTCGGTTAAGTTACGAGGGAAATGCTGAAGTACTTCTTTAGCTCTAGCTGGTCCGCCCATTTGTTGTATAACATCAGATAAACTTACATTTTCCCCAGTATGAAGCCTAGGTACATATCCTCTTTCTCGCAAAGTCTTTTCAATAGCTGCATAAACTTTATTAGCATGAGCCTCAATTAATTTAGGATTCTTAGTAATCTTTTTTACAGCTTCTACAGCCAAATTATATAGCTTAACTTGCTGATTAGGATTTATAGTATCGGAGAACTTCTTATTAATTTGAGCAGTGGAACGTTTAGGATCAAACTTATTAAGAATCTCATCAGCAATATTTTGATGCCTAGGCTCAAAATCAATTCCTGGCCGAGGCATAACTTTAAGAGTTGCCTCTGGATCTCCTTTAGCTACTTTATCAATTAAATCTAAAGCCGATTCTTTTGGTAGAGGTACAAAATATCCTTCTTTATCCTCAACACGTAATCCCAATTCTAGTTGTCCAGGCAGTTTCTTAATTTTAGGCTCAGCAGTAACGGCTTTTTCTACAGGCTTAGGAATTGGAAGTTTTAGAGGAACTCCAGGTAAATCAAAGGATAACTGCTGCTCAGTAGGCTTAAATGGCTTACTTGCAAGAACATCTTTAGGATAAGTAACTACAGATGGCTCATTTTTAACTAATGCCTCAGGAATTTTTACAGTAGATTTTTCAGGCAGATCTAGAAGTTCAGGATTTATTATTTCACCTTTATCGAAGAACTTCTGTAGATTAGATGCTTCAGGTAGTACCTTACCTGCGCCCTTAAACTTACTAAGAATACTAGCTACCCCTCCTACAGGAATATAGGAAGTAGGATCAAGACCGATATCTAATCCAAGCCCTAATATAGATCTACCTGGACCCTTCTGTACTCCAATATCACCAAGGACATCACTAAAAGTTGTTTTCTCTGTACCAGCTAATCCTGATATGATATCTTGTAGAGATGGATTACCATGAACAGCTCCCTTAACAAAATTAGCTACTGCATAATTAGGTCGAGATAAGACATCAAAAATCCGACCCATCAAACTAGGCTGATTAGTACTTTGCTGAGCTGTAGGGCTTCTTTTAACATCAGCATTAAGTAGAATAAATTTAGCAATATCAACTGCCCCGGGGGTTGGCTTATTTTTCCCAGAGAAGTATGATGAAAGTTCCTTATAATCTACAGCAGCCATTATCTACGCCCAAAGTATTCTAACGCAATTTGTTGTAATGCATTAATTTGCTGAGGTCCTAATCCCTGCTGTCGGCCGGCTTCCACAATTCTGTTAGCTAATGCTTCTTTTGTAAGAGATACACCAAAAGTCGGATCTAATCCAGACTGAATAATAGGATCAGAACTTAATGCAGACATAAACACATTCTGAATAGCTTGAGAACTATTAGTATCCAATCCTAGACCTAACGCTCTTCCTGCAACATCGCCTAATCCCGATGCAGCTTGACCTTGCTTTGGCTGTAGGGACTGCATAACTCCAATAACTTTAATGTAATTTTCAAAATCTCTTTGAGCTCTCTCAATAGCATCTTTTTGAGAATTACCTTGTAGACCAGCAAGCTGAGCTAAATAGGTTTGGTTCTTAGCTGCTTCATTAGCTCCAATTTGACCTTCAGATTGTGTCAAATAATCACTAAGAACATTCATTAAATCAGCTTGACGGTTAGTACCTTCTGTTCTAGCTAGTTCTGCACCCTGTCGAGTATAATTAACTGCACCACCTTCTTGTTGGGCTAATTGAGACTGTACATTCTGTGACTCAGTAGCAGCATTAGATAAATACATATCTCTATTACTAGTTTGCTTATCAAAAACATCTGGTGCAGCAGCTTCAATATTTAATCTACGAAGCATAGCTTCTTGCTCAGCTTGAGAATCACTATACTGAGATTTAAGTTGATTCTGTAACTGTGTATATTGATCAGCAGTTTTCTGTTCAGTAGCTTGGTATTGTTGTTGAATAGGTGCAATATCATTAGTAAGACTCTGAGACAATCCTTCAAACATAGATCCTAGCTGAGCTTTATTACGTTCTGCTCTAGTCTGTGCAAGTCCCATCTGATTACGTAACTGAGCAATAACAGGATCATACTGAGCCGACGCTGTAGCCATAGCTTGTCGTTTTAGCAACTCAGGATCAACTGAATAACGATCAGGATTCTGTAGAGATTCTAACTTACTAATAATATCTTCTATACTAGCTGGTCTCTGTTGATTTAACGCACTACCAGCCTTACCATAAGGAAGAGCTTGTACTAGATCAGTAATATTTCTTGGAGATTTTTGAAATCCATGCTGACTAAGATCCAGTAAACTAAGAAACGGTCCAGGAAGAAATTTCCATAAATCAGAAGTATAATTTCTTTTATTAGATCCAGAAGGAGCCTCAGGTATATTTCTAAAATTAAGAATACTCATTATACTACTCCTAAGGTCTCAGCTCTACGCTTAAGAGCAGCCTCCCGAGCAGCTTGCTTCTCTAATTCCTGCTGTGTTGTATATTGATTCTGTTCCTGTAGAAGCTGAGCTAATATCTGATCTCTATTAGTAGTAAGATCAGATAATCTCTTATTATACTCGTTCTCATAGTCACCAACATTTTTACCGTATAATCCAGAATGAATCAGACCACGAGAACCAAAGTCAGATTCAATATTTTTTAAATCAAGTACTCTTTGATCTCCCAAAGCTTTTGTTGAAGTAGTATAATCTGTACCAATATCACCTCGACGTCGTGTAACATCAGACTGGAAATCTGTTAAAGCTTTAGCAAATTGTCTTAATTGATCCTGATAGCCTACATCTGAACCTAGCCATGCATTAGGATCAATAGGACCAGGATTAGCAGCAGGTGGAGGAGCAGATCTAGGCTTACTATATTTACCAGATGACCCTGTTGTTATCATTCCCCTAGTTCTTGTTTTTCTACCAACTGAACTCCTACCCAATCCTAAGCCTGATCCAGCCGCCCCAAACAGTCCACTACCTACTGCTCCATAAGGTTCGTTACGTCTTTGCAGTGCTCCCTGTCTACTAGAGGCAGCATTAGCGCCGTAGTCTCCTGCTAGTTGCATTAAACTTTCCTCCAAGCTTCTGGATTAGCATAGTTACCTTTATTTACAGCTTTCATTCTTCTAAGCATAGCATTACGTCTTGCTTTAGCTTTAGCATCTCTCTCCATATATCCTAATTTATCTACAGGTCCCATCGTTGGAAAAGATCTACCGCCACCATATACTTTATTACCAACTAGATATGGAGCCATCTCAGAAGTTTGTCTTGTAATATAGGCAGCCATTAATTAGGACACCGCCTTACTAACAACCTGTCGAGCCTCAGTTAATGCTGTCATAGTAAATAGTTTAGCAGGTCCATCAATAGTATTACCTACAGTGTATAGCTCTACTTTAAAATTAATCTGCCTATAGCGAAGAGACTTATCAAATTTAATAAATTCTCGTACTACGCCTAATCCTGTAGAACGGACAGTTTGTATTAAGCTTGGGGCAGTCAGAGGCTGATCCCATGTGTTAAGTTGATCCCATGTATAATTAGCTAAATCATCCCATGTAACAATAAAACTACTAGTAATAGGAGTTGCAATACCTACTACTTCATTGTTAGTTTCTATATCTGCACCCCACCACCATAAACGCTTAAATTGATGCGATGCTGCCATATCAAAATTCTTAGTTCTCACATGACAATATATAGTAGGTAGTACTTTTAACTTCTCTCCAGTGCTAGTAAGAGCTACTGCACTAGGAGTAAAGTAAATACTAGTAGTACCAGAAATAGAAATTTTATTAGTAACCTTAAATCTAGTTCCTTCTTTTAGGACATCTCCACTAGTATATAACTGTACGTAATCATTAATATTAATGTCAACAGCATCTGAATCTGAAGTAATAAAATAATTTGATATTAATGGTGCACCTGTTGCAACAGCTTGTCTCACATTTGCAGCTAAAGGCATTTCTGTATCAGTACTAACTGCCTTATCTAGAAACTTAATTGCAGTTTTATTTGCCAGAACACAGGATCCTGCATAGTACTCATTACCTGTTGCTGGTCGGACAGTGGATATAGGACCAAAATAATGGAGATTAGTTTCTTTGGATTCCCACTCAGACCAGGATCGAGTACGCAGATTATAAACATAGATTTTTCTATAGAATCTACAAATAAGTCTATCTTCCAGCAAACTAAGAAATATAAATTCGTTAGAGAAAGATGAGGGAACTGTATCATCGCGGATAAATGGCACCTTTGTATTTATTCTATTAAAATCATAGTTAATTAACTCATAGACCCAACCACTACTAAATAAATAAACTTGATTTTCATAATTAACTAAGTTAAATTGCCTATTTACACCTATCGTACTAGAAATCTCTCTCAATACAGCATCATCTGGCCGCACATCATATGCCAATAGAAAAGATGACTGCTGCTTAAATAATAGTAAATTATCTTGCATTACAGTTAAATCTACAAGCTTTGTTCCATCACCAGGAGAAACATCAATAAAATTAGACGCTGGCCAACTATCAAAGTTACCAGGATCAGAAAATTTGAGTCTACTTGTAGTAGCAGTAGCATCTATTCCAGGGACTACATAGAGCCGCTCCTTATGGATGACCGCTGATCTACCCTTAGGAATAGCTGCTACTGCTGTGAATCCCCCAGATGGGTCCCATTTTCCCCCATTACCTGATCCTGGAGCTGGAACTAAGTACACTTTATCAGAATATTGTACTGCCGCTCCTGCCTCAAAAGCACTAGTAATTAAAGTAAAAGCTCCATTAATAAAATAAAAAACTCCATCACTGTTAGAACAAATTAAATAATGATCAGTACCAAAAATAGCTTCACAAAGAAATAATATTCTACTAGTAAAATTAGCATGACCAGCTATTTCTTTAAATGGAGTACGAGACTTTAAACTACCATCTATATCCTGTTCAAAATTCAGACATTCAGCTAACTCTACATCAGCAATAGTTGATGCATCACTAGCTGTATTCAACCCTCCCGTGAACGGTCCGAGTCGTAATGCCTGACCACCCATTACATATCTTCCTGTCTAATAAGAATAAAAGGATAAACTTCCTGCTGCTTCCAATCTTCTCTACCTCTTAAATAATCAATATCTTTGTTCGTCTCTTGAGATTTATTACCTGCTGCTTCCCAGTCCTCATCCATCTCATACGCATATTTAAGAACCATATCAACTAATATAGTGTGATATAGTAATGGAAGATCAGGAATATCAGCATCATTAACTACATCCACAGGAGAACGATTGTAATAGATCTTAAATGCATTAGAAATTGAATCCTGAGGAATAGGATATACTAAAAATTTACCTGCATGTAAAGTAAAAGTAGTTGGTACTCCTCTAATACTAGTATCTGTATCCCATCCATCAATATATTCATTAAACTCAGAAGTAGATAAACCCTTTAACTTCTGGTAAGACGTATCCCCAGTACCTTTCCACATTAAAAACTTAAAAATAAGAAGATCTGTAGGAAGAGCATATTCTTGTGTTCCAGCTACACTACTTGTAGTAGCAGTTTTCTCTAATAGAGATTCATTACGTTTAACAATTTCAAGTTGAGAGTCATTAATTGCTCTAACTATATCAGCATCAGTTAACTGTACTCCAGCTTCATCACCAAAGAGACGTTTTACTCTAGTCTTGATATCTGAGACTATCATAAAATTGGTCTCCTTAAGTGATCTAATTTCTTTCCATTAAATTTAATAGTATTCAAAGGAGAACTAAATAAGAAGTTAGCCTGATCTCTCATATCTTCTCGTTCGTCTAACCATTCTTTCATCTTCATAGCTTTTATAGCATTATTATAAGCATCTATTTTACTAAGTACATTACCTTTTTCATTATCAGCTATAAACAATCTAGCTAGAATATCTTCTGGTGTATCTAACTCAGAGGCATATAGTACTACTTCATTAAGTCTTATATCTACTATCACATAAGGTTTTTTATCATTTCTAGTTCTTTTATCTGGAGGTATCCATCTCAGTTCTAGATTTTCATCATAGTCTTTAATAACTCGTGCTAATCTCTCAAAATCTGCATTAACCCATCTACCATCATCTACAGGGATATACATTATACATCTCTCACAACAATTAGATATCTATTATAGTGTTCTCCTGTAGTTGCATCCGTTTGTGTAATTAAAGTTTGCCCAGAGGTAGCTAAGACTTGACGTACTAAATCTGTAGCACTAAGTAACTGAGGCTCACTTAAAGAAAGCTCAGCCAACATAGCAGCTCTAGCCCTATCTGCAATACTACCAACCATAGGTGTCTGTCCTTCTCCTGATATTGAGGGATTATATACTATACTAGGAGAAGATAGTACCTCCATAGTAATAATCTGTAATATAGAAATGACAGAATGATCAAATATAGCACTTGGTATAGCAATTATAGATAATTGAACTATATATGAGATAGCAGGATCAAATATACTACTAGTTATATTAATTATAGATAACTGAACTATATGCTCTACAGCCGGAGAAAATATAATAGATGGCACAGATAATACTTGTAACTGAGCTATCTGTATAGTTTGTAGATCAAAAATTGTAGAGCTAGTCGAAACGATCTGTAGTTGTGTAATTTGTGCGTCTTGAGCTACTATAGGATCAAAAATAGAAGAGCTAGTATTAAGTACAGAAACACTCACTACTTGAATTGCTTGAACATTAAATATAGTAGAGGAAGTTGAAACAACTGAAAGTTGTACTATATATAATACTATAGGATCAAAGATTGTAGAACTAGTAGTAATTATAGAAATACTAACTATTTGCACTACTTGAGGGCTAAATGTAGTAGGAGAAGTAGAAATAACAGATAACTGTACTGTCTGATCTAAAGAAAACGTAGGAACTACGAACTCACCACTAATATCGATATATGAGTGAGTGGCATCCGTAGTAAATAACATTAAAGTTCCCTAACCCAAACTGTACCACTAATAGTAGCATCGTCAGCTAATCCTGTTAGCATTCTAATACACAGCATAGTATCACCCTGATCAATCTTAGGTCTCATCAGCTCCGGAAACACTCTATATAATCCTGATCTAATATTAAAAGTACTTGCTATAATAGTTACAGCTGTTCCTGTAGAGGCAGGTGTAGATCCTACAGTCTCAGCAGTAAATCCCGCTGCACCATCTCTAGAATCTAATGGTCTTGGAGTAGCTGAGGTTCCGTTACCACTAGTAGCATTATCTGATACTATTGAATAAGCAACAAATTCTTCTTGTACATCTCCAACTTCTGATTTATTACCTATATCAATAGCTACTATTTCGATAGGTCTATCATCAGCAGGAGTTAGTTCGAAGAAATCATAGTCACCACTAGCCGAAGCAAATGTCTGCTGATCAAATGATACTGCATAGGTACCTCTTTGTGCTGCCATTAGTTCTCCTATACCTGCATAAGAGCATCCAACTGCTGCTGATCAAACATAACTAAAGAAGCAGCAGCCACTCCACTAGCTTCTTTAATTGCAAATGATAGAGTTGTATATTCATTATTTGAAGCTGAAATGAATGTGGCAGTACGTGTTCCTGTAGATCCACTAGAACTAAGAATTTGTGTAGCTAATTCAGCTACAGTAAATTGAGCCCACGCATCCCCTTGCTCTGTCATAGCAGGACTAGCTGGCGGTAAATAAGAGGCTGTATTTAGATCAGATGTAGTGGAGAAAACACAGCATAAACCAGTATTAGTAGCTACTGTAGTAATAGATGGAGCAATATGCAAAGTCTGACCAGAGCTTCCTTGACTCCATGTAGGATCTACGTCAAATGGAGTTGTTGTATCATGACCTCTAAATGTAATCATAAGAACTACACTAGTATCGTTTTGACCAAAACTAAATGAAGATCCTTCTGTACCATCTGCTGCTCTTTTAAAAACTTTACCAAAATTACTACCTGTACCGGAGTATGACGAACCTTGCTGAGTAAATCCTGTAGCACCAGTCATTCCTGCAAGAGTACCAAACACATCTTGTAGATGTGCTGCTACAATAAAATCTCCATTAGCTGTCCCTGTAGGTTTGTTAACAGTAACTGGAGAACCAGAGGCACTCTGAGTCCCTACAGTAGCACCTACAATTGATAAAGCCATATTACCCCATTATGGAGCACAGAAGAGATCAGATACAATAGACACTAATTGGAAATTCTCATCCACAATAACTGCTTTATTTCCATTAGCATTAGTTCTTGTCCAAGGATTTATATGTCCATCACACATCCCATTTTCATTATCTACAGGTCCAAATTGCCATGAATTATTAACTACAAAGTTATTAGCTCCGTTATAGATTCCACCATTTGCATAGTTAATTCTAATAGAGCTAGAGCCACCAATCAGCAGATTATCATGTACATCAGCAGAAGTTGATCCATCTGAGATAAATATAGGAGCAGTCTGTACATCATCTTGTGTACACTTCCAAGAAGATGGAAAACTACTGGCCTTAGAACACGGCAATTGATTGATTGTATTGTGACTAATAACTACATTTGTTCCACCAATATATCCCTGGATACCGTCAGAGTGAACAGGCTGTACTCCACATAATTCTACAAAACTGTCTGCTATAGTAACATCTGAATGTTTTGGATTGTCATTACCGTATTGAGTAATTCCAAACCCATCACTAACATTACGAAGATGCACACGAGTAGCGATATAGTTAGATTCCGTGACTGCACTCATATCTAAGATACAGCCGCTAGAAGGTCCGACAGTAGTATCTGTTAAAGTAAAATGCTTATCTGAATTAGCTCCAGAATAAGCATTTCCCATAAATCCATCAATTTGACTATTTTTAATTTCTATATTTGATGCAGCAATAATAAGATTACCTGTTATATGCCACTTATCTATAATCAAACTATCCTGTGTGACTGTATAATCACCATTAATCGTAGTATCAAAGATTGTTCCTACAGGTACTCCCGTATTACTATTATTAGGGAATCCCTGAATAGGAGGCTGAACTGTAGTTGTAGTCGTAGAAGGAGATAAAGAACCTGTACCAAAAACTACATAAGAGAACCATATAGTAACGTTAGTTTTAGGCTGTGATTGTGAAACCATAGCTCTAACTACAAAACTAGTAGCAGTAAAAGAGTCCTTCACTGTACTTAAAGTATAACTATTAAGACCGCTAACTATACTTGGAGTAAGTAATACCGATTCCGGTACCACTCCAAGATTATGGTTAACAGTACATCGTCCTGAATTATCCAAATTACATGAAGCTAATGCAGAACTTAATTTTGGAGAAGGTTCAGGACCAACAGGAGTAGAAGCTACTATAAAAACTAGCGAACAGACTAGCAAAACAAAAGTTAGTATAGCTAATCGAGGTCTCATACTATCCTCATTACTACCAATTAAAAATTCCACTAGCATTGAATACTACTTGTATATCTCCACCATTAGGTGTAATAGGCATCCCAGAGCTAAAGGTATCAAAGAAAACAATCAAAAGACTAGTTGATACTGTTCCTGAGTCTTTATAGATAACCATAACTTCTGATTGATCACCTGATACAGCAGTTAATGTTAAATCAGCAGCATCCATTGTTAAAGTATTACCAGAGAGAACTGCTGTCTTCGATGCTAGTGTTCCAGTAGCTACACGACCAGCCGCCGCAATATCAGCTAGATCTTGATCTGTGTTAACATTAGCAGTATAGTCTGCTGAGTCACAGAGAACTAACTTAATAGTAGCTGTTTCCCAGTTTACAGAACCATGCCCTGGTCCTGCTGCATCTCCCAGTTGCTCTTGTTTATATGCTGCATATAAGGAGTTAGCCATTATTTTCTCTCAGATAGATTTACTCCAGGAGGGAATATTTCACTAATAGCACCTGCAATTTCCTTGTACACTACTGGAGACTGTTTCTCTCCTTCAAAAAATCCAGCTATCTGCATAGGAGGATCACTAACTTCATTCAATACAATAAATTGAATACTTACTTCTTGTAGTCTCTTCCACACAGTTTCAGATACAATAGCATTACCTTCATTATCTAATCTAATTTGATAATCTTTTGCTTTTCGACCCTTATTATAGACTACAGAATCTCTTTTGAGTTCTCCTGGATGCCATACTTGCATAATACAATTTCTATGAGTAAGATGATGTATTCTCAGTCCGGGCATCACTTCTTCTTTTCTACAGTAGATCCACTTTTTTGCTGAGGAATCTGAACGTCATACTTCTTGGCAAACTCCTCAGCAGAAAGAATACGAGAATCCAACTCAACAATCGGATCTCTCTTACTAGGATTATGCTTTCTAACTAATCCAGCATGCTCCTCAAGAGCAGTAATACCAAGCTGCTCCCGAAGTACAGCAATCTCTCTGTCATGATCTGTAGGACCATATGGAGTAAATGTTAGCTGCTCACCAGAATCTAATTTAGTTCTCTCATCTTCTGTAAGATCTCTAAAATCTACTCCAACCCCATAAGTAGAGGCCATGTAGATCTGAAACTCTTCTCTAGTAAGAAGATCAGGGACTCTATATCTATGAATAGTTCCCTCATCATGAGTTCTATAGCCACTAGCAATAGCCATTAGCTAGCCTCCGTCACATCAGAAATCAATCCATGAGCATTGCGTTGATGTGTACCTACCTGGCAATACTTAAACAACATTGCCATATACGCATCATAATTACCAGTACTCTGAATTACTCTCTGCCAGTTAGATCCATCACGATTCATAAATGACCAGTCAGATTCCTCATAAAGTTTAATCTGTTTCTCATTAACAAAATACATACGGTTAGGCTGACAATCATAGTCAGAGATAACTGGAATTTCTCCAGCATCAGTCTCAAACTTCAAACCCTTAAATCCACCAGCAAATTCTACAGTATCGTTATATCTACGCTGCTGAGAAAGCAGTAAGAAATAAGCTCGCCTAACTCCAAGACTAGTAAAGATAACTGTAGGAACTCCACCACCAGCAGTTCTAATATCATCTACCATTTTAATCATTAGACCTTCAGAAAGAGGTCTATTCACACCGGCATTCGAGTTAACTGTAGATGCCCAAACTGGCTCAGTAGCAGGGTTAATATTATAAAGTGCCCCTGAGGAGTTAACAATCTGCTTAAAGCCAATCTTTTCCCTTTGTTGAGATCCAGCACGAGTCACTACATCATTTGCTGCTGTAGTACCATCAGCACCAGAATAAGTAACTACACCTGTAGTTGTATTAATAGCAGTAATATCACGAGTGTCTAACTTTTCAGTAGCAAAAGTTGGATCCCAGACATCAATAACCATCCCTACTTCAAGATACTGAGTTGAAGAAACAGTAAATGTATTAGCTCCATCAGCAGTAATAACTGCCAAAATACCATCAGATGTTCCATACATTTGACGGTTAGTGTCTTTAGCAAGAGTTTGCTTAAGTCCATCAATTTCAGCATCAAGGACAGAAGTAAATGCTTGAGTATTATTATTAGCAAGTTCCATGCTCTGACCTGTTAAAGAGAGAGCACCGTATAAATATGCAAGATTAATCCTAGCCGCCGCATATTTCTGTGAACGCGGGTCGGGAAGGGCTTCATTTTCATTACGGGCACCCACACCATGATTCCTGCGCGTTCTAATGGGGAACGCCACATATTTACCGCCCACATCATGTGTGACACCCTCAGAAGTTTTCTCAATACGCTTGAGAGCAATAGTCTCATTATTAAGTTGATCCCTAATACGGTCCTCATAAATTTCTTTAAGGACCGAGTCAACCACTGTTAATGTAGTAGATGCTCCAGCCATTTTATCCTCTACTCTGTTGCTTAGCGTGCTCAATCATTTGAGCAACCAGACTACGGGTATCTTTCCCACTTAATTTAGTAACATCTACATTATTTTGAGGAAGTCCACCACCGCCACCACCCATAATAAGTGGTTTAGCACCAAATTTAGCCATCTGTCCTTGGTACCATTTCTGATACATTTGAGCAGCAGAATCTATCGATAAATCAGAGTTAGCCATACATTTAGCTATAACCCATTCTTCATCAAAATCACCATGCTTTTGCTTAGCAGCTTGAAATTCTTGATCAAGTGTAGCATCAGCTTTAGCATTTTCTTCTTGCTGTCTCTGCTGAAGGACATGTTCAGCTAACGTATTGAATCCTCGCTCCATTTGATCAAAACGATCTTTATATGGATCATCCTCTGTATTATTTTGATTTTCCGTAATCTGGCCCTGGCTAGGAACGTCCTTATTCTCACCAAATTTATAATAATCAACTAAAGCCTTATAAAGAGCCTCAGGATTATTTTCAAGCATACTAACCAAGTTTAGTCCTGCTTGAACTGTATCTGGTGTTACACCCATATCTAATATGGGTTTCCAAGGAGCGTATCCCTGCTGTACCTTCTGGAAATTTTGATCCCACTTATTAAGATGTGGGATAATTTTATCGTGCAGGTCCTGAGGAACATCGTTCAACAGCGGCTGAAACGCTGGATTATAATTACCTTGTGCCTGCCCGTTGCTGTCATCTTGATCAGTGGAGGTACCATTGTCAAGAGAAGAATTATCATCATTAAAAATATTTCCAATAGGACCAGACATTATAGTTCCTCCTAATTAACTATACCTCTACAGGCACAGATTACCAATTAATATCCAATTTTCTTTCTACTACTAGCCATCTTCTGAGCTTCAGTTTCATCATCTTGCATAGTATTTTTAACTGTCATTCTACGTCTCAGTGCAGCCATTCTTGTATTATTCTGATTGCTGCCGTATCCTGTATTATTTCTACTAACTACAGGCATACCTCTCTGCTTAGCCTTGTTAACTAAAGTTTTAGCCATTTTAGGATTTTCATTAGACATATTTATCAACTCATCATATGATTGGAAGGCCATTACATTCTCCTAGTAATAATTAGTTACAATTACTACTCCTGCTGCTCCAGCGCTCCCATTTCCTGCTGCTGTAGATGGAGGATTAACAGCACCTGATGCTCCACCACCATAAGGTCTTCCCACATTACCAACACCACCTACTAATAATGGAATAGCTGAACCACTATACATACCCGCTGCTCCACCAAATGCTGCTGATGCTCCAGCTCCACCTCCTAAACTAAGTCCAAATCCTCCAGCACTACCTCCTACATTTAAATCTCCACCAGAGCCTAGTCCTCCCGCTCCTCCTAAGGTACTATTTACACCTCCTGTTGCTGCTCCTCCAGCTCCACCTAATCCACCTGTCGCTGTTACAGCATAAGCTTTACCAGTTGCAAAACTAGAATCTCCTCCAGCTCCACCTCCACCAGAAGTTCCTGCTGTTCCTGCTGCTCCAATAGTAACTGTTTCAGAAGATGCTAATACAGAAGCTAAGAATAATTTCTCAGAATAACCACCTCCACCTCCTGCACCTGACTCTGCTACTTGTCCCGACGCTGTAGCTCCAACACCACCGGAACCTCCACCGCCACCTATTACTTGTACTAAAACTCTTTTACATCGTGCTGGCTTATTCCAAGTACCAGTAGCAGTAAATACTTGTCGATCAAATCTATTCATATCCTGATCGACTTTATCCCAGTTATCATCTAAATGAGCCTGCACTGAGACTGGTTCACCAGTTCCAGCAGTAGGCTTAACAAATCCATAATTAGTAGTACTAGTAGTTGTCATTGAGTTTTATTTTCTCTAGAGGGCTTCCATCCAGTCTTCCTCATAGTTCCATAGATGTAAGCATTAGCTCTTTTTCCTTTAAGTCTACGTTTCAGAGCTTCTTGCCTAAGTTTTCTTTCCATTTCGACAGGCATAGTTAAATCCCCGAAGAATCAGATTCTGTACGGATAGCATAAATCTTATCATTAATACTCATAGCTCGAAGCACAGCGGCTGTATAAGTAGTAGAGTTAATAGCTGTAAGACGACTATCTAAGTTTTCATCATCAGATATTTCTACAGTTCCTGTAAGTCTAATAAAGTCACCAGATGCTGTGCTAACTGCAGCAGCAGGACTAAAAGTAGCAGTAGTTGAAGCTCCCACAGCCACAGCAGTAATTTCAAATACTTTCTCTTCTTTTAATGCACCACTACTAGCAAATAATCTAAATTTATCTCCAACTCTAATTACATTAGTAGTAGTTGAGGGTGTAGCATTAGCACCAACAATAGTTGTAGTTGTACCTCCGGCATTCGCAGTAAATACAGTTGGACCAGTAGTTAAATGAGTATTTGGATCAGCAGATGCTGACGCGGCTCTTCTTTTATCTACAACAGAGAAATCTACTGTAGCACTTACTAAATGCATTTAACTCTCCATATCAGGTGAAGGTATAGGACCAGGAGGGCCTTTTTCTTGTTGTTGTCCTTCTTGCTGTAATTCAGCTGGATCTACAGGTGGCAATCCAGCAGCTACTCTAGGTTTCATAGTCTCAGATTCAATACCTAAAGCTTCAATATGCTGTCTAACATGAGCTTCAAATAATTGTTTAGCAGCTTCTGGTAGATTTTCAAAAGCTTGACCCTTACGATATTGATTATGGTACATGATATGAGCTTGATGATTATCCCAACTATTTACAGATATTAAGATAGGAGGATCTAAAGGCTCTTCTACAGGTTGGCCTGTATTTGGATCTACTACAGGATCGCCAGTTACTTCATCCACTTGAGGTTGAGATCCAAAATGCATAGGATCTTGCTGTAGCAACTCATCATTTTGTTGTTGATATTGTTGTAGAATTTTATCTGTAACTTTAGACATTCTTAGATTTTCACGCTGAGCCTGTCTTCTATCTGTCTGTACTTTCTCATAAATCTTAGTCATTCCACCCATATCAAGAACTTCTAAACCATCATTGGGTTCAACAAATCCTAACTTCATCAAATCTAAAACAAAAGCTTGCTTAGCAGCTTTACTAGTAGGAAGCGCAGAACCAGCCTCAACTCTAATATCTAGATTATTAGCTAGATCACTACCTTTAAAAGTTAAAGAATCAAAAGAACCATCAGGTCCTGTTATCTTAATTATTTTTTCTACAGTAAGATAGTCATGAATAAGTGTTAAGGCCATTTGAGCAGTTTTTTCAATACCTTCTTCAAGAGAATCAAAAGTAGGACTAAGTTTCGTCTCATCTCGTTCTTGTAAGAATGAAATAGCAGTCGCAGCTGTAACCCCAGGTGGAACTTGACCATGTGTAACTTCATGCTGTCCACTAATATCATTCCAGTCTTGCAGTATTCTATCTAAAGTCTCCATTACATAAGAAGGCAGAGGAGGTGCAGGTGCAGGCTGTGGAGGATTAAATCCTGGCGTATATTCAATTAGCTGTCCAGGCTCACTAGTCATCTTAGAAGCATCTACAGCTCCACGCTCAGCCATCAACTGAAGTTTAGCCATGCGATTCTTATTCTCCATAATCTGACCATGAGTTCTGTTATACTCTTTCTGTAGTGAAATGAGATCTTCTACAGAAGAGGTTGTATAATATTTACCACTAGGGATATGATCCAACTTAGCAAATGGGTACTTACCATGACTATAAGGCAGACCAGCAAAGTCCTGAACTATCTTATTGCCTACCACAGTAAACATAGCACCATCTGGAAAGTTAGGATGCATTCCAGGCTTAACCCAAACTTCAAATTCGAGCACAGATCGTTGTTTATCTGTTACTGAGCTATTACCAATAAGATTAAGGAATGATTCCTCTAGTATTTCACGACCAGTAGTTTCTACAGTCTTAATCTGCTCTCCATCAACTCCTGTTTTATATCTCATCTTAATATATTCAGGAGACTTAGCTTGAGCATGAATAATATAAGGCTGATCTTCAATCTCTTCTTCTAGTAAATCAGGAACAAAGACATGAAATGGAGTTACATGTGCAAAACAGATATCTCCGACAGGAGTCTCTGTCTCTGGATCTATTTCACCTTTTGTAAAATCCCACCAGGTTTTAATGTAAGAATTACCACAGACTTGATTCCACCACACAGCTCTACGAAAGATAGCCTTAAGCTTCTTGTCAGTATAAATACTTTCCCAGATCTGTTCCGCTGCCATTGCCGCATACATATCTCGTTCTTCAGCAGAAGCAGGGACAACTGTAGCATTAGGCTTATTATTAGTAAGTTGCGCGATCTCTGTACGAATAGTTGGTCTAATTCTATTGATTACTGGTCTGGCCCTCCAGTAAGGTGCAGGAGGTATCCATAACTTAGTAGAGCCAGCAGCAAATCCGCGCTGTCCAGGTCTAATAAAAGCTACATGCTGCTTACCAAAATAAAATGATAAATCTAGATACCACTGTCGCTCAATGATAGTTCGAGCATTCTTCATCCTTGTAAATTGTTCCCATGTCCACGCAACTATAGAATCATGCTGCTTTTTAGCTGCACGAGAACTTTTAATGTCAAGGATAGCTGTCATTTAATGCCCCAAACCAAAATCCATCATTAAGTCAGTAGCATCATCTATCTCAGGATTAGACATCCTATTTAATTCAGCCTCATCACTCATACTGTAATAGTTATAACTAGATGTCAAGCCCGAGGGATGAGAAGGTTGAGGCTGGTTCTGCGTTGACATTGCTATGTAAGTCCTCAGATCCCCGCTCATCAGTCTGTTTAACAAATCCCTTTTTTCCTTCTGCAGTTCCCTTATCAGATCGTTCTTCGTCTTCAATTGCAGATATAGTAACAATATTAGGACCAGGTTCATTATTACTAATAATCCTAAAGGTATCCACTGCACTTCGCAACATCCCATTCTCTTCAATTAACTGAGAAACTACATTACTCAGTTCTTTAAATTGCTGCTCTAAACTATTATATTTTTCTACAGGAACACAGTCCACTATACTAGTAGCACTTGAAAAACACTCAGTACAAATATAAACTTTGCCATAAAACTCAATATCTAATCCAAAATCAATAAACTTTCGTTCTTTATTCCCAGATTTATCAGAGAATCCTCCACAAACAGAGCACTTATGAGGAAACATAAGCTGATTAGCTTCAAGAATCTGAAATCTATCTACAGAATTAGTCATCAATCATTCCTATCTTACATATCTTATTAAATAGTATAACTTCATCTAATGTATAGCTAACATTTAATATCTCTCTAAAACATTGTTCCATAGTCCAACAATATTTTCCTCTACAGGGAAGTCTATCAGATAAATCTGAATATAAATTCCAATCCTTTGTCATTAGTAATAACCTCCCATATGCTCATCTATCGCAGTCCATTCTGTATGCTGCTGTGGCCTACGGAGATTTAAATCATAAACAGCTCCTGGTCTAGATATGACTGCATCAAGAGCTTCCTGTACTATTTTATTAGTTTTTTCTTTCGACAGCTCTACAGGCTGCGGCAGTCTTAAATCAGGCATTAGTCCAAAGAAGTAGCGAGCAGCGTCTGGAGCATGGTCATTCTTTTTATGGATTTCAGCTCTAGGATTATTATCGTGTCGCTTCTTGGCTGTCTCGTAAATCTTCCAGCGAAGCCTAGAAATCTCTCTAATTAGATTCTTGCACTTAGGATCAATGAACCATCTTCCAGTACGCAAGTAAGAGTTAATCTTCTCTACTCCAACGGCTATATCATTATTACCTAACTGAATAGGTATTCCTTCAATAGAATAGAGCTTTTGTACGCTTAACCCTGACTGTGCATTCCTCTGGGCGATAGCCGGATCCCCTATACAGAGGTCAGGATAGCGCCGACCAGGAGATCTATCCCGATCATGAATCATCCTGGCGAACTCAGAAATAAGAGTTTCATTCTGATATAGTTCATCATAAGTAATAACTACACCAGTTGGACTTACCGCATGCCATAACCAGCAAGTAGGATTATTAAGACCGTGATCCATAGACCTATATTGAGTCCAACTAAGTAGCTTAGTGTAGTCAATACTTTCTTCAAGGACGTGAATCCCTGGATCAAAGCTTTTATAGACAAGTCCTCCGAGGTTAACATATCTTCCTTGTTTCCGTGCCTTGCGTTCATCTTCGTCTAATCCTCCGAGAACTCGTTCAACATCTTCAGGTGATAAATAAGGATTTTCTTCAGTATCAATAATTAAAACTAAAATTTCTCGATCTTCCCCAGTTAAGCCTTTCATGTGAATCTCATCAAACGTCCATGTCATTCCATCTACAGGGGTCATAGTAATCCATAGTGTCCCACCTGTATCTAATAATCTCATCTTACATTCATCATAAATAGCTTTAGGAGGTTCCTCATCAAAGTGAGTCCAGTGTCGAGAAGTCCCCGCAAACTTCTCACGGTCCTGTTCATAAGTCATTAATTCACAAGTAGAGCCATTCGACAGAGTAAGTTTGCTATCAGCTTTTCTATAACTATCTTCCCAGGAGCCATTAATTAAATCGGAAGGAGGAAGCCAGCGATTAATCTCTGGAATAATAATCTCATCCATTCCTTCTCTACGTGAGACGCAGACTATTCTCCCTCGCGTAGGCGCAGACGGAACAGCTCTATATGGATGTTTTCCCCGCATCCAATAAATATCCTCAACAATTCCCCCAACAGTCTTACCCGAGCGGTTGCCCCCGATGTACTGCTTAATTCTCTTAGTAGACTTATGAAAGATTACTTGCTTCTCATGAGGCTTATAGTTATGGATAGTAGGTCTCAGAACAGCCTGATTTAAACCTCGCTGGAACATCCCAGCAAAGTCCTCATCATCTACTTTCTTAGCCCACCTAGCCATTAGTAGTTTTCATTTGTGACAACTTCTTGGACAGCACTGGCAGCTTTGCACCAAGCAAATGCTAATTTAGGACTAGCCTGCATTAGCTCTTCCCATGATAACTTTCTTTGTATAATCCCTACTACTTCTTTCTCGTAAGCTTCATAGGCAGCTTGACCTAAATCCTGTCTAAGAAACTCATTATGAGCCTTCTTACTAAATTCTTCCATATCCAATTTCTCTACAGCTCCTATGTAGTACTATCTGTGAATTCAATAACTTGCTTGAGCATAGTAATAAGATTACCTAGAGCTGCGTTTCCACCTTTACTTCCAGTTAAAGTTAGATTTAAGCCTCTACCAATCTTAGGGCTAGCCTTGCCGTCATGAACATGATTGCCTGGAGCTGCCTGATTACGGTTAATTCCCAGAGTATGATGTGCAGAAGTAGGCGAACCGTCAGTATCAGCCTTAGTATGAAAGCTAGTTACTTCCCTAGTAGAAGGATTAGGGTTACTCTGGTCTGTCTTCACTTTCCCAAAGGGATCATTCTCAAACATACTGGTCATAGTTTAACTCTTTTTCTACAGGTGCATGGATTATGCTTACAGTCAGGACAACCAGCATTATCTTTCATTAGATCGCAAGTCCAGTTTCGTCTTCTACAGGGTTGAGAAAGAGAACATTAGGATCCTTCCCTGCCATAATCATCTCAAAGTCTTGGCCAATCCTCTTAATAGTCTCAGGATCTTTAACATGGCGGGTGAGCGACTCCACTATCCGTGAGACTGCTAACTTGAAATTCTGTTCCTTTTCACTTGGCGCACGACCAGTTAGCTCCATGTAGTATTTAATCGCTGTAACTTCACCTTTATCGACAGCTCTGAGCAAGCCTTCGAATGCTCTATCCAAACTACCTTCAACGTTATCTACTAATTGTGAGTGCAGGAACTCTCTAAAATGTTGGTCTCTCTTCCAGCCATTCCATCTAGTAACAGGTATTCCTAAACTGGAAAGTTTTCTAGGAATAGAACGTCTATCGTCATAATTAGCTATAGTCAGCACAGCAGCAACTTGTTCGTCCGACAGGTCCTGCGGTCCTCTATTAAATGCAGTCTTCATTCCTCTGTTATGAAATGACTTTTTTACAGCAGGATGATTAAGAAAGTCATCTACATCTAATCCAGGCCAGTAAGATAAAAAGCTTTCTACAGGAGGGAATCGTTTCCTTTGAGCATAGAACTGCTCAGCCCAGTTTACTATTTTCAAGTACTGGGTTGACATTAAGGGAGTTTTTATCTCCATGAGGCCAGTATAACTAGACAGTCAAGGGAAGATATGTACTACCATGGCCTTGTATCCCACTTATCTCTTATTTTATATTCGATAACATTTACTAAAGGAAATAATCTTCTCTCTTCAGGTTTCTGTCCACACTCCAAGAAAGATAGAGTATCATTCTTAGTAATAATTTGATCTGCAAAATCTGAAGTCACAGTAGATCCATCTGATAGCTTTATGTAAATTTTATTCATGCTAGTTATTTTATAGTATCTGTCAATAGTTAAAAATCTATAAAAATTTATAGAGAGTTAGGTACCATCGGTGGTTATTTTCCAACTATAAACCATGACAACATGTTATTAACAGACCACATTGGTCTAGTCCTCCGATGTTAGAGATTAACTAACTAATTCGACTGAAGCTTGTTAGTTATTAACCCCCTAATCTTCTCTCAAATCTTACTCCAAATGGCCTATTGACTTCCCGGCACAGAGGAGTAGATTGGTACTTAGAGCGATTGATCAGACGAAGGAGCTAATCATGACTGATATTACTGATTCTGATATGACCGTCGCATTAGTTGAGCGATTTGGTATCAACTATTCTCGCGCTGCTGAAGTAGCAGACGCTATTGTCAATATTCATGGTCGAGTTGATATCTGGACTCTGTCTAATGCTCAGTGCCGAGAAGCTGGGAGAATTGCGGATCTGATTAAAAAGCTAGATGCATATGACTGGTCCAAGGATGCTTAAATCTCCATGCTAATAAGTTGTTGATCATGAACTGGGCTGTGGACGGATGGCTCTCAGAGGGGCATTGCTGACCCCTAGCTGCCTCACTGAGAGCCTCACATCCAGGTCCCCCAAAATCCCCTGTCCCTACTGACTATTCTTCGTAGATAGTCACGGTGATAATTATTTCTCAAAGCTAATTCTTTCTGCCTAACAATTTTCTAAATCTTTTTGTTGATCTTCAGAAACGATTATATAGCCCTCCATTTCACTATGGGCTATATATAATCAGGGGGACCTATAAACTAACCCTCTGACCAGGCAAAACCATCCTTGATTCTTAGTTGATCATGGTGTACCTGATATCTGGATCCATCTGACCAGCACGTTTATATAACATTCTCATGAGATCAACTAAGTTTATGCTTGAAAGGGCTCTGACCTGCATCAATACAGCAACCTAGCTTCTAGCTTGACGCTATGCTAGAATCCCTAGGAATCAAATAACCGCAGGTCACAGGCCCTGTCGAAACGATCATGGAAATTAATATGGAAATTGATTTAGCACTAGCTCCTAGACACCGTAAGGTTATGTCGGTACTTGCTAGTCGGGCTCCTAGTAGGCTAACAGTGAAGGAGATTCACGGCATAGTAGGAGGTTCTATTACTCTACTGTACTCTGATCTAGCAGTATTAGCCAAATACCACCATGTCACCCGGCATAAAATAGGCAGACGCAATAACATTCTCTATTCAGTAGGTGGCGGGACTGAGTATGAAGACCTGCCTAACGTTGACTCTGCTACTATGCTGAGTTGGTTGCAGCGCTTCGCAGAAAGTACTGAGTACCTTACTAAGGTTCAAGAATTCGGATGGATGTTCCCTAACATGCTAGCCAGGGTTTATCAATTAGCCTGTAGAGGGGCTACTGGGGAAGCTGTGACTAAATACGAGCTTGACTTGATAAAAACAGACTTTGCTAAGTTTGTTAAGACTTGTGACATGTACGTAACAGTCATCAAGGCTCTGCTAGTGCAGGACGAACTGTGGGATCCTAACCAGTTACAGCCTTACCTCTGCGGAGATGCCCCTGTAGAGATCGTTCAAAGTTTTACTGAGAAACTACTAGACAACTGGGGCGAGCCACGGTAGACTGAGCTTACTAGAGCAAGGATCCACTACTAAGGAGTAACTAATCATGGTTGACACTACTGCTATCGCACCATTCCTTGAGGCACACAAACAGAACATTGCTGCCTTCAAGGCTGTCGACAGTAGGCTTGCTGCTGTCGAGGGCGATCAGGAGAAGGCTATTAAGTCATGGATGGAAGGCAGTGACGAGGAGACTGCCGTGAAGCTCAGGGAGGCCATTGCTGAGGCCACAAGGCGCCTTAGGACGCTTGCGGAGTCCTCGGTGGTAGTCGAGGACCTCTCAGAGGCTGATAAGGAGAAACTGTCCACTGAGAGAGCTATGTTCAAGGAGAAGTTGCAAGCAGGCTCTCGCTCTCTTCGTAAGCTTATTGATGCATTCAATCTTGAGCTGGATGCTAATGAGCTTCTTAAGGAGATGGGTGACCCTACTGCTACTAGAGTTAATGCTGCCGGGGCTAGTGCCGGTTCAGGACTACCACGGGCTAGCGTTAACGTAACCTGTTACAAGAAACATGAACCTAATGGAGATAAGTGGACTTTCGAGAATCTTAGTAAGTCTGCTGACTTCCTTGACCTTCCTGTAGAAGAGATGCAGAAGATTTATGCTCAGGCTGGCGGAGTAAGTCATGAAGATATCAAGACTATTAAGACTCCGCAGAATTGGGACTACACTAATCCTACTACTGGTACAGTTTGGGTTGTGAATACTACTCCAAAAGACACAGCTCCTAGAGGCAGAAAAGCTGTAGCTAAGCCTAACCCTACACAGCCTAAGGATCCTCAAGAGTTGCCTGCGAGTTAAGTTCTACAGGTGGGATAGAGAGTGGGCTGCGCATACTATAAACGCAGGGCGGGTTTAAGAGCTAATAGAGAACCTATTAGTGGCTTACGACAAGTTCGACTCTTGTCAACCTACGAGGGTCTAGCACTAGGTAAGAGTAGGCTACAACGAAAGTGCTATATCGTGATCCTACCGCCCTCAGGACTTTAAGCTTAAAAGTTAGGGACTTAGCTCAACGGTCAGAGCACTTGTCTTATAAACAAGAGGTCATGGGTTCAACTCCCATAGTCCCTACTTAGAAACTAATCAGTAGAGAGGAATATAGTCATGGAAATAGAAGAACTAATTAAGACTGCACGAGCCTTTGCAAGTACAGCTAATAAAATATGGAATGATGCATTCGATGATACTGACTTAAAACGTGCGGCAATTGCTGCTAATATATCTCAAGCTTTTTCTCAACTAGCAACAGCCAAAATGATGCTTAACAAAGAGGATTAATGATCTATCGAGTCAGAACCCAGAGAACAACTCTTGACTTTGGAAGTTCTCAGGCTGCGTATCAATTGCTTGACAACTACCCTCCTCATGTGAGAGAATCAATCTCAGTACAAGAGATGACTGCGACTGAGATTAGACAGGCAATAGATAAACTAAGAGCAGACCTGTCGAAACTTCAATCGCAGGAAAGTATTCATTATCAGTGGCTCTTATCTCGAATAGAATTCTATAGTGCTGAGTTACCTAATGCTGAGGCTATAGAGCAAGCTACTACTAATAAGATTGCTTCACTTCCTACTGTAGAAGGAAAATAACTAATCATGACAAGAGATGGTAGAAGCCGTGGCGGAGGTAGCGGTGATGACAGAGATCAAAGTACTTGGAAACAATCTGAGAGAGCAGATCACGTTGCTAAACACTTAGAGAAACAATTAGAAAAAGCTGAGAAAGACTTAAAAGATGAGCATTAAAGATGGCAGACAGGTTAAGACTAGGGGTTGGACTAGACGGTCCCGGAGAGATAGTACTAAGTCTGCCAGACGTAATAGATGCAAATGGACTAACTCTAAGAAGCGGAGATAACAGCACATGACCTGGTCTATTTGGAACGATACAGAAAAGACAGCCACAGTAGATTCTGAGACTGAAGCTAGAGATCGCCTTAAGAATCAGTCTAACATTGAGCTTACTCAGGGAGTCTACGCTCAGAATGACGATACTGGCGACTATATTGAGACGTACGATGGGCCACTAATAGTAGGCAGATCTAGATAAGCTTCCTTGTGGAGACACAGGGAAGGGTAATGTCGACGGAATAACCCGGTTGAGGTAATGGTAGTCTAGGTCTGGTGCTGTATCTATAAATATATGGGCGTCTGCTATAGATATGGCTGGCCTGAGTAGGAGCGCAGTAGTAAAGTGCAGCGTGACCGAAAAGTTAGGGTTCAATTCCCTTTCTAGACTCTCTATAAAGTATATCTTCTCTTGACAGTTACTCTATCCCAGAGTAGGATAGACCCAGATAATCAGTACAGGAGATAATCATGTTATCTTTCTCAGGTGAACCAACAGAAATAGTTGAGATTCCTGTTATTGTTGTTAATGATAAGGTTGAGTTAAATAGTCCAGAGATGAGAAGTCTTAATGAGGCAAGCTTGAAAGATATCGCTCTCGCCATGAATGGCCAGTTCCTTTATCTCAAGCTTAGAGCTACCTATTCAATGCCTGAAGTTGTTCTATGTACAGCCAAGGGCTGCTACCGACCTGTAGAAAAAGACTTGTTAACTTGTGGGGACCATTAATGATTAGTAAACACTGCGGAGTCTATCTAAAGACAATAGAAGATAGTTGCATTAGAATGATTAAGAGGTGCAGTGAGTGTCAAGAAACATTCACACAACGAAAGCGTAGACCAGCACATGTCAGACCTGATAAATGTAGTTGGATAATAGACTGTCCCGAGCATCCTACAGGAATTCTTAATGATTACTAATAATCAGTACGATAGTATTGCTATTAATCTAATCATGATTCTAATGGCATTCTCTATTTCTTTTCTTCTTGCTGTACTTTTATCTTTACTTTTTCTCGCACTTTTGTATAAAGATTTTCTGCCACTAGGTAAGGTGAAATACTAAATGAGTCGTAAGGACGATATTCTTGATGAGATAGTGGCAACTGAAAAAAGAATAGAAGCTAACAGAGCTGAATGGAAAATTAAGTCTGACAATACTAGAGAGTTAACTAATCAAAAAGAAACTCTTACTAAAGCTTACGAGGAGATTAAGAAGAAACTTAATGAAGTACAAGAGCTTTGGTATGAAGCTAATCAAGATATTAAATTCCTAGAACGTAAAGGTAAAAATGATAAAGATCTAGTTGAAACTCTAAAGCGAGAACTATCAAGATTACTAGATGCTGATAAAGTTAATAAAGCTTTACTAGCTCAGCGAGAAGCATTTAGAAACTCTTGTCTTAGTGCAGCATGGCGTAAAGAGAACCGCACTGATGGATTAGGGGCACTGACTCATCAGATTGACGGTGGAACCCATCTTGCTGTTGCAAAGAAAGGAATTCTAGGAGATAAGAGAGGACTAGGTAAAACTCTTACTAGCCTTATTTATCTTGACTTACTAGATGCTCAGCGAGTAATAGTTATCTGTCCTAGCGATACTATGCATAACTTTGCTCGTGAAGTAATGCTATGGACTCCGCATAGGACTCCTGTAGTAATAGGCAAACTGCCTCGACAAGAAAGAGATTTCCTCCTGTCAGCACTTAAGCTTAGCTCTGAGTTTCTTATTATTGTAAACTATGAAGCATGGCGTAGAGACTCACATCTTCTACAGGAGCTTCGAGATCTTAAAGCTGATACTGTATTGATTGATGAGTCTCATAACATTATGAATGCTAGCACTACAGCTAGCGAGGGAGTTACTAGTTTAGTCTTTGCTAATAACCTCTGTACTAAATGTGAGAACTGTAGAATAATTAATTCTAGTCAAAACTGGGTTAAATGTAAGTGCGGGCATGAAGGTAACAAATGGGACTTCTCTACAGTAAAGAACGTTATTCCCATTTCAGGGACTACTATTCTTAATAAGCCACAAGAACTTTTTACTCAGATACATCTCGTAGATCCAGAAAACTTTGTAAATAAGAATCTATTCCTCAGGGACTTCTGTAGAAAAAATTTCAACGGCAGATGGACATGGACTCATGGTGGGGAATCGAGATTAGTTAAGATGGTTGGACCTAGACTACTAATCCGCAATCGTAATGATGCTGGTATTGATATGCCACCACCTAAGCCTGTAGAGCACCTGATTACTGCTGAGCAATTCAAAGAGAATTATTATAAGCAATGGAAGGCTTACGAGCAAGCGAGACGTTACGCTCAGATTGCATTAGATCCTGATAAGAATATTGCAATGTCAATGGATTACAAGATTGTAGTATTACTAAGACTTCGACAGGTTCTTGTCTGGCCTGCTGCTATTGAGTTAAAGATTAGAGATAAGAAAACAGGAATCGAAGAAGTACTAGCTAAACTTGAAGTGTATGAATCAGCTAAAATTGATAAAGCTGAATCTTTAATTAGAGAAATAGTTGAAGAGGGAGACAGAGTAATTCTCTTCTCTCAATTCAAGGACGGTTTAACTCAGTTACAGAAGAGATTAGGATCTAGAGCTGTCATTTACGATGGGCGCACTAGTGATTACATGCGTGATCAAATTCAATTAGACTTTGATGTCAAGACTGTAGGAGAAAAGCCTCAGTGGGATATTGTTCTAGCTAATTATAAATCTGGCGGTACTGGTCTCAATTTCAATGCTGCTAGCCAAGTAGTATTGCTAGATTCGGAATGGAATCCTGGTAAGCAGGATCAGGCTGAAGGCCGAGTAGATAGAATTGGACAGTCTAAGCAGACTATTGTTCACCATATTAGAGTTGAGAGTTCTGTGGATACGTGGATGGCTGGGATTCTAGAAGAGAAACGTAATATTGTCGGAGGCTTTGAATCTGAGATTGACATCTATGCTAAAGCCTACAACGCACTAATGAGGGGTGAGATCTAATCATGTATACTATTACTATGAGAGAAGCCCTAAAAAAAAAAAAAAAAAAAAAAAAAAAAAAAAAAAAAAAAAAAAAAAAAAAAAAAAAAAAAAAAAATATAAAAAAATTAATTTTTATAAAAAATTAAAAAAAAAAATATT